ACGGTAGGTGTGAAAGTTTTGAGGATTACCAAAAAGTTTGCGGTGAGATTCGGGGTCTGCTCATTGCAAGAGGGTACATATTAGACCTCAAACAAAATTTGGAGATAGCGGATGAGTGAGCTGTTAATCGGTACAAATCCCGAGAAGCCAGCAGTGGTTGGATCAATTAAATTAGACGCAACAAACGAGGAGAAAGCAAAGCAGTTGCCTAAACCCTCAGGGTATCGCATTTTGTGTGCGATCCCAGAGATTGAGAAAGAGTACGACAGCGGTATTGTGAAAGCCGACTCAACGATGCATTACGAGACTGTGCTGACAACCGTTTTGTTTGTTGTCGAATTAGGCCCGGATTGCTACAAAGACTCGGCCCGATTCCCATCTGGCCCATGGTGTAAGCAAGGCGACTTTATATTGGTACGCCCCAACGCAGGAACCAGGGTCATTATTCACGGTACCGAATTTCGGTTAATAAACGACGACTCAGTTGAGGCTGTTGTGCAAGAACCTCGCGGTATCAAACGACCATAACAGGAGGACAAAATGCCTGAATTTGAAAAAGATGAATATAAGTTCCCCGATGAGAAAGAAGCAGGTCTAAGCGTCAGGATGGATAAATCCGAAGGTGACGATGACTTTGAAGTTGAAATCGAGGATGACACACCGCCTGAAGATCGAGGCCGCGACCCCTTACCAATTACATTAAAAGAAGAGTTGGAGAAGGACGATCTTGAAGTCTATGACGAGGAGGTCAAACAAAAGCTCAAGCAGATGCGCAAGGTCTATCACGATGAAAGACGTGAGAAAGAAGCCGCGCTACGGGAGCAACAAGAAGCAGTCCGTGTTGCTCAGCAATATATGGCAGAGACGCAAAGAATGCGCCAAATACTTGATGCCGGCGGGAAAGAATATGCACAAACGTTACAAACCGCAGCCAATCTTCAATTAGACGCAGCACGTCGTCAATATAAAGAAGCATACGATTCTGGCGATTCGGAAAGCATTTTAACGGCCCAAGAAAAACTCAATGACGCTACTTTGCGTTTGCGTGAAGCAGAGAGTTTTAGAATGCCCCCTTTACAACAAGAAAATTATGTAGTACAAAATCAACCACAAGCATCAGAATCAACCTCCTAATCCCAAAAGTTGCAGAAATGGATGGAACGCAACACGTGGTATGGTCAAGATGATGAAATGACCGCAGCTGCCTTGGGTTTACACGAAAAACTCAAGAAATCTGGAGAAGTAGAGGTTGGTTCAGAAGAGTATTACGCGATTTTGGACAAAACAATACGCAGGCGATTCCCCGAGCAGTTTGAGGAAGAGCAAGGTTCACAGGCGAAAACTGAAACTCGTACAAGACCGAGTACGGTGGTAGCCCCAGCGGTCCGAAGCACGTCCCCCAAACGGATAAAGCTAAAGGCCAGCCAGGTCGCACTGGCGAAGAAGTTGGGATTAACACCAGAGCAGTATGCCCATGAACAACGCAAATTGGAGGCCCAAAATGGCTGAACAAAATCGAGTATCACGAGAAGTCGCAACCCGAGTTACAGCTGAGCGTCCGAAGCAGTGGACGCCACCAGAGTTACTCCCCGAGCCAGACAAAGAGGCTGGGTATGCCTATCGATGGATTCGCGTCTCAATGTTGAACCAAGCGGATCCCCGCAATCTTTCGGCCAAAATCCGAGAGGGGTGGGAGCCTGTTCGTATTGAGGAGCAACCCAAGTTTTCACTGCTGATTGATCCTACAAGTCGATTCAAAGACAACGTAGAGATCGGTGGTTTGTTGCTTTGCAAAGCACCAGAAGAGTTTGTTGCACAACGGTCAGCGCATTATCAGGGCCAAACGCAAGCTCAGACGGAGGCGGTGGACAACAATCTTATGCGTCAAAGCGACCCGAGGATGCCTCTTTTTAAAGAGCGTAAATCTTCGACGAGCTTTGGTAAAGGCACTTAATCTTTTAGGAGTTCAAAATGGCTTACCCTACTGTTAGCAAGCCTTATGGTTTGCAACCGATCAATTTGATCGGCGGTCAGGTCTTTGCCGGAGCAACTCGCTATCGTCGTATTGCCAGTGCTTATGCAACGGCAATCTTCTATGGCGATCTGGTAAAACTGACAACGGACGGCACTGTTGTTTTAGCTGATGAAACGTCCACGGGTCCTTCAACGGGATTTGCTGGTGTCTTCCTTGGCTGTACATACACCGATCCCACAAGCAAGCAGGTTCGTTTCCAGCAGTTTTACCCTGGTTCGATCACTGCTCCCACTGGTACGTTTATTAACGCCATCATTGCTGACGATCCTGACACCTTGTTCAAGGCTGTTATCGTGTCTGGCACGACGGTTGTTACTGGCGTTCAGTACAGTGCAATTGGTGAAAATGCTGACCTGGTGCAAAACACTGGATCGACGGTGACTGGTAATTCCGCTGTTGCTATTAATGCAACGACCGGAACTGCCAAGACAAAACCTATCCGTATTGTTGATGTCATTCCTGACAGCTCGTATGAGTCGGGTGGAAACATCATATTTCCGGAAGTATTGTCAAGATCAACGCTCCCTCGATGGATGGTGATGGCGTGTCATCCGGCGGCCATATGTTACAACAACCCGCTTGGCATTGCTTAAGGAGCTAAATCATGGTCTATTTCACGCGCACAACTACTTAAAGAGCTTCTCCCAGGACTGAATGCTTTGTTTGGTCTTGAGTACGCTCGATACGGGGAAGAACACAAAGAGATTTACGAAACTGAATCTTCTGAGCGTTCTTTCGAAGAGGAAACCAAGCTGTCTGGGTTCTCTGCTGCACCAGTCAAAAACGAAGGTTCTGCCATCGCTTATGACAATGCACAGGAAGCGTTCACAGCTCGATATAACCACGAGACCATTGCACTGGGATTCTCGCTGACAGAAGAAGCCATTGAGGACAACCTCTATGATTCTCTCTCGGCCCGATACACCAAGGCTTTGGCCCGTGCTATGTCGTACACCAAGCAGATTAAAGCCGCAGCCGTTCTAAACAACGGTTTCGACTCTAATTTTGCTGGCGGTGATGGCGTACCTCTGTTTTCTAACGCACACCCCTTGGTATCTGGTGGCACGAACTCCAACGTCCCCACAACTCCGACCGATCTCAACGAGACATCGCTTGAGAATGCAGTGATTCAAATTGCTGCTTGGACGGATGAGCGTGGTCTGTTGATTGCCGCTCGACCCAAGAAAGCTAGTCGTTCCTCCTGCTCTCCAATTTATCGCTACTCGTCTTCTTGAGACGGAGCTGCGTGTTGGTACGGCAGATAACGACATCAACGCCTTGAAGAATAATGGTTCGATCCCTGAGGGATACACTATTAACCACTTCTTGACGGACACGAACGCCTGGTTCCTGACCACGGACGTTCCTAACGGTATGAAGCACTTTGTTCGTACTCCGTTACAGAACTCGATGGACGGTGACTTCGACACTGGTAACGTTCGTTACAAGAGTCGTGAGCGTTATTCCTTTGGATTCTCGGATCCGCTTGGAATGTTCGGTTCCGCAGGCTAAGTAGTACAGGACAGGGGGCTTCGGCCCCCTTCCTTTTTTGTGGTACTGGTGTATAGTTTTATTAAGTCTAGGAATTTTTACTCATACCGACTGACCTAGCAGACTTAGTAGAGACGGTATGAGGATGTGCTACTACACGAAAGGAACGTCATGGCACGTACGACTTTTTCTGGCCCAGTGAGGGCTGGCTATCAAGGGGGCGACGCAAGCGCTCAACAACCCCTTACCCCCACCACAATTAACACCGGCACGGTAATCCCCGTTCGACGAGGGCACCGCAACCTCTGGTTTCTATGCTCGTGTAATGCCGACTGTCGGCTTTGGTTCAAGCGACTATCAGACCCCCGGTGAGGCACTTGCTGTGTTTGGTCGAGTTCAGACCGGCGCACCTTTTGCAACCGTTCCTACTACCACTCATAACTACATGGCTGGTGTAGCTGGTTTGAATTTGCTGTTATTGGTTCGTACACCAACACCGCTTTGATGGCTGGTGTGATGGGTATTATT